TAGATACTCAACTCAGTAAATCGCGTGTCTATATTTCTAATAACATCTGCGTTATATCGTTCAAAGTAAATGGGTGCGTAATATCCCTGTGAGGCCGTGGGCTGTGTCGTCATACTTGGACTTTGTAATATTGTTGAGCCATCAAAGTCTAATGGTGTCACAATTTTAAACGGATATACCGTTGAAATTTCTGGTTGGAGTTCTTGTAACGATTGTGTCGTTTGTATTAAATTTGGAGATAGTGTGCGGGTATCCAATTCATATATGTCTCCTTCTGGAGAAAAGTATTTCGTGGTAACCGTAATAATATCCTCATTATTTTTGTTGAGGTCTACCAAAAATTTTGGAATATATGAATTAAATATACTATTCATTACTATCTACTTTAAATGTGTAATTAAATTCTGGAAAGAATACCAACCCACTCGACTTTACTTTTAAATCCAACGTATAGTATCGATTGACTTCCAAGCCCGATGTATCCAATAAAATATACGACCCCGAACTGTCACAGTTTATAGCAGAGTACTGGTCAAACTCGTATAATACCATATCTGCTACTTGATCTCGTACTCTATAATATGACTCGGAGGGCAAGTAATACACATTTCTATATCGACTTGTTGCATTAAATTTTCTATCGGGATATGGTTCTCGTACTACTAAATATACTTTATCTATTTCTCCTAGAGTATATGCTTCTTTTATATTTTTTGGTACGATGGTAACATTTCCGTTGGGAATGCGTTTTAAACTACCCGTGACAAATGTCTGGTCTACTTGTACAACTTCTAGTTTTGGGGCAAATATAGTATGTGTATTTCCCGAAAAAAACTTAATATTACCAAGGTTGGTAGAATCTATTTCGTCTGCAGCTGGGAACTTTAGTATTAATCCATTCCACGGAGTTATATTTGAACCCGATACAACCGGTGCAATTAAATTAGTAACATCAATTTTTACATCTTCAATGGGAATTTTTGAAAAAGTATATGATGCAGAGATTGTTGTCGTATAATTACTACCAGAAGTTACCCACGTAGTTGTAGTACTTCTATCAATCCACGTTACACCATCTTCTGCATTTTGCACATCTTGATAAAAATATCCGCTTCCTTCCACCCAGCTTTGCGATACTGGATATACTTCTAATGTTTGATACCGGTTCACATTCGTTGCATTAGCAATTCGTAAATTTAAATAATATTTTGAAGATGTTGGGTATTGTTGCAATGAAGGGATATCAAACTGTATCAATATTCTTGCTGAACCCGAGGAATATTGGTTTGGCCCATCCAATGATTTTATTATTTTTCCCACTTCAATAATCTCATCTAATCCAGTATTTAATGTTGGATATCGTTGATAAATTGTTGCATCTTGTGATGTCGGTAAAAATGTTCTCATATGTTATCTCATTTATTGACGAGCAAACCCAACAATATCGGTTTCTGGGTGGCGTATTTCAAATATACATGGGTCAAGTGATGGATAAATAATATCATCTACGATTGCTTCTTCGATAGGATATCGATATTCAAAATAATCACGACCATCTTTAAATCTATATTTATTTGTTATAATTACATCAGAAACCGTTTGTACCCCCTCGACCGATCCAATGGTTAATCTCAAATCATTCATAATGATTGGTTGATTAATTTGCCATTCGTCAATATTAAAAAAAGTTTTAATTGCATCAATACATCGTGCAACTACATCATTCATATTATAATTACGGTATACAACGATGTGAAATTCTACTGCAATGTTTACAACAAACGCATCTAAAATATTTACGTCATCAGTAAGTACTCTATATTGTTCTAGATATTTTGCTAAGTTCTTTTTTACTAATGTATTTAATGTAGCTAAATTTTTATTTTCATCATATCCCAACACATATAAATTAATTGCGTTAGGAGCAACTGGGTCTACCACATATGTGCGATTGTCAAATGGGTTTTGGTTGTTATTTTGCACTAATGATCCGGAATCTTCTCTGCCAATTGCATTAATTTGCTCATCACGCACTACAAATACTTTTGACACCGATCCAAATTGAGCTGGCATTGCGTAACTTCGTACTAAATAATCTTTGTCAGTTACCACTCGATTTTGTGCATTAAAAAATGCTAATGCATTTTGTCGTATTTCTTCCACCGTTTCCGTATTACCACCACCCCGCGCAGGTTCTTCATTTAAGATTGCTACACTTGATACTACTTGATTATATAATGATTGTTCTCCACTTGTATAACTGGTTGGGTCGTTTGCAATATTTACAACATCTACTTGCGTGATGGTGTTAGATGCAACATTTGATTGTATTCCACCGCCAACTAAATAAGTTACCGTTAATGTGGTATTTGCGGGAGCAACACCAAATGTATTAGTTGATATAAAATCCGCAGGATCTAGTGATGAATTACTAATTACTTGATTATATTTTGAATTTGCAATTTGTGTGGAATTTAATGTTACCAATTCATCACTGGTATCGCCGGTACCTGAGCCAAACAATAATTCTAATTTCATATCAGAGTTAATTCGTGTGGCAAATCTCCTTGGTTTTTTACGAAATACTGTAAGTTTTGCGGGAGACAATGATCCTGACTGTAGAGTTTCCGAGGTAAAAAGTCCATCAGATCCCCGAATTGCTAAATTACGATCTTCCATAATTAAATCTTGTCCCAAATAATCTACTTCATACCACAAATTACCATCAGAATCTTGTACATTTGTAATAGAAATTACATTAGAATCTGTCAATTCTATTTTAGCAAATTTTTGTGCCGATCCAAATGAAAATGTTGCAGTCTTTACATCTGCCGATACTAAGTTTATTTTTTTTGATACAACATACATGGTAGGAGCATTAGAACCATCCCGTGCCAATACACGAATGGTTCTATCAGTAGAATCAGAGAAATCTACTACATCTACCGACCGAAAATTTTGTGTTGGTAAAGTATTTGTAGAAAATTTTGAACTTGGCAATATTCTTAAAAAGAATTTTTTGTCTGGCTCATAGTTAAATGATGAACCAAGCGCAGGAACCATTTGATAAATATCTGCCGTAACCGTGGCAGTTGCCGTAAGTTTAGGTTTGTATCCCAATGCCTGCGATATACTTACGACATTATTTCTTTCTTTTGCAAATAATAATAAATTTTCTTTAAACTGATTATCAATATAGAACGACATAACATCGCCCACATATGCCGCCATTTCAATAAACATCATACCAGGAGATGCTTCATTGAAATCGTTATATGTATCTGGATAATATGATTTAGCAAACTCAATTAAATTCTGCCGATATTCGGAGAAATTTTTTGCTAAGTAACTAACGTCCTTGAAGTTTGGATTAAATTTTTTTGTAATGGATTGATTTACTGCCATTGGTTATCTCCTAAAACGTTAGAATAATAGTGTCTCTGATATTTGGATTCTGTCGTAATCTGTAACCAACATATAACTGAAGTCTATTATTATCCAAGTCGTTTGGTGACGCATTGAGTTCAAATTGTACCAGTTCTAAAAATGGCATCCAACGTTCTACTGCGTTTACTACTGAGAGTCGTGCTCCTTCAATATTTTCTGGCGTGAGTTGTTCAAATAAATAATCGTGAATACCACATCCAAATTCTGGTTGATGGACGCGTTCTCCCTTTCTAGTAAGTATTAAGTTTATAAAATTTGATTTAACTTGAGTTAGTGTGTCAAACGCCTGTTGAAAATATCCCATATTTCCAATCTGTATTGGTAGTGTAATACCAATTGCTTGTGCCATATCTTATCTCAGGTTAATTTCATTGCCTTCATCATTGCCGAATAATCTTTAGTAATTGCCTTCACTACTTCTGGATCTGCATCTGCTGGTGCATTGTCAGGAAGTCGAGACGGTAAATTATTAGTTGTTGCTTGTATTGTATGACCGTCATATGACACGCCCATCAACTCTGACAGTCTGTTACGGTCAAATTTTGGTGCATTTTTTGTTGGTGTTACATTTTCTTTTAACTGCTTAACTTGTGACACTGCTTCCGACAACATTTGGGGTAGAATTCGTGTAACTTCTTCCTCTACAATTGTACGGATGTATGCTTTAAGTAATTGTCTATCCATAAAACACTCTCTATATAAATGGTGATGAACTAAACTTTAAAGTGATTTAATGTTTATAATTATGGTAATTTTGGTAATGTTATTTCTGGTAATTTGGGAATCTCTGGTATTTTAGGTATCGAAAGTTCTTTCGGTTTCATCGGATACTTAAATGTTTCTTTTCCTTTTTTCAAATTTTCTTTACTTACTTTTTGTCGTAGTTCTCGTATTTCTTTTTTTGTTTTTTGATATGCTTTTTTTGCCAGTGCTTTGACATCAATTGCCGGTAATTTTGGTGGAAATGCTAAATATACTACCAATGCCAATGCTACTGCGTCAGTTAATAATGTTAATTTCTCTGTTACTTGGTTTTCTATTTCAGCTTTTTGTGCCAACAATTCTTGCTGTTTATCTGCTACCAACGCCATTGCTCTAGCTTCTGCTTCTTTTTTTATAAACTCCGGGTCTTTGAACTTTGCCAACTCATCTAATTTTGCTTGTGCTGCAGATGCAGCTGCATTTGCTTGACCAATTGCGGCATTAGCTGCAGTGGATGCTGCGCCCGAAGCCAATGCTGTTGCACCAGCTGCACTGTTAGGAATTGATAAGTTTGACGAGGCCGCTTTTGTGGCATCCATTGCACTTTTTAACGGGTCAAATGCCATAATTATAATACCTTATAATAGTCATCGGAAAGTTTCCATTTATTGTTTTCTGTTTTTATTTGTTCACCTTTCTTAAATTCATTTTTTTCAATGAGAAGTGTACTATTTTCATTTCCCATGTTCACAAATACATCAGAGCTATTAAATGGTGCACCGGAGTATGGCAATTTTTTAATTGAACCTGCATTTGGCGGAATTAACTCAGCGTATAATGCGGTGAGTCCTGCTATTACAACTTGTGATAATTGTACTGGCATACTCCCCATTAGTCCGTGAACAATAGCAGCGGGACCAGGTACTAGTGGTGGAACTACCGTAGTTGGTATTGGTGAACCTGTTAATTGGTATGGTAATTGTGGTGGTGTTATACCCACCCCCATCAGCGCTTGAATTAATCTAGCTAACCACATTGATAAACTTGTACCACCCACCATAGGTTCTACATCATTTGCCGAACTTCCCAAATATATTTTTTTAGCAAGTAATGACATGGTACCGCCTCCTA